TCTCAAGTGTGCTGCGTTATTGATCACCGACCAGTACACGCCCGCCATCTCCGACTTCGCCGCCGAGTATGTGTGCGCTTACAACAAGCACCGGCTCAACCGGGAGAATTTGGTATCGTTGACAGAGATGGATGCGGTCGATGGGAGAACGAAGAAACAAGTTGTCTACCAAGTGGACAAGGCTTGGCTTATCGCGGAGCACAAACGCGTCGGATTAGAGGTTCCGTACCACTTATTGAGTGACGGGGCCTGGCATCAGGACCGGCAGGCGGAGCTCTTCGAGTACATGGAAAACGACATGTACGTGGATGAATTCGACTTCATGGCTTTTTACCACTGGATCCACGAGGCGCGAAACGCTCGGGACCCAGTCTCGTACTTGCGTAAGCCCCCATGCTTCGCGGTTGACGAGGAGGATTATGACATGCTAGACTTTGAGATAGATGAGGAGTCGGTCGATGCATGATCGTTGTACGGGCCCTGCCCCTAGTCCACTTGCTAGGGGTTCGTTCCAGCCACACCTTGCAGGTGACCCGTGATGAATGAACAAGCTGGCTCCAGAGGAACACCTGGAGCTTTGGAAAAGGTGTTAGAACCAGAAGGAAGACAGACGAAAATAGTTCGATGTCCACAGGAGTCCAAAAGAAAGGAGGCCAAAAGGGGAGGGTTGCCATGGGCATGCCCCAGGTCAAGCCGAGGATCTCTGTCAACCGCTCGGAAGTGGCGGATACGTCCAGCAAGAGAGACGCCGTGTCACGACACATCTTCGACAAGATGGACCGTGCCTACGGCATGGCGTCGCCCGCAGATACTAAGTACTGCCGGCAAGTCTTCGATCCCATGTCGATTGACGAAGGTGGACGTGTCCTGCTGCCAGCCAACGAGGGGGAGACAAACGTACCCACTGACTACAATTCTATGGACCGCAAGGCGGGCATTGTTGTGACCAGTGAGAACTCCTTGACTATGACGGCAGGCACTGCAGGTGTCGCCTACTGCATCTTCGACCCGGTGAGGAGCGGATTCAACAACCAGGCCAGTGGTTTCGTCACAGGTGCCACGTACGCGGGCGTCGCGACGGGGAACATTCCAGATACGACCACGACCGGGCTGACCACGTTTCCCCTCACCCCTTCTTCACCATACGCTGGACCTCTTGGTACCTCACGGAACCGGTTTTCTGTGTGCCTCGGGTTGACCGTCGAAGTTACGGTTAATTCTGAGAGCGCAATGAACCGCCAGGGTATCATCCGAGTATCGCGAGTCGGCCAGATTGGTTCTGGC